GAGATGATCCTCCTAAATCAGACGCCTTATTGCTATTAACAGTAAAACTACCAGGAAAAAACTTATATATTTCACTATCTATAGAATCATCTACATCTATAAGTATAAAATTCTGACATGCTGCCCTAATACTCTCAAATCTTCCCCAAGAAGGTGTACCAGCTATAGGTAGAATTCCTACATAAAGTGTTACGTCTCCAGATGTTTCTGGCATTAAGTATAGAACATTTCCAGTACTAGTCGCCATCATACGAACACTATAACTAGAACCATTCCAGATTATACTACCAGCATTATAGTCATCTCCCCCCTGTAAAGTTACATCAGCGCCTTCTATAAGAAGTATTTTCCCATCAGATGTTAGAGCAGCCTGTTTCTTACCAGTGAAGATACCTTCACTTTCATCGAGATCTTCTGTGTCGTCATAGATGAATGGACCTTCTGAAGCCAAATATACTCGTTTCTCAGTCATACTATCCTCTTATATTTGAGAGGTTTCTCATTCTCAAGCTGATCGTATTCAGACTCCATAGGATCGTCTGCATCTATGGGATCAAAATACTGTCCCTCTTCCTCCATAATCTTAGAGATATAAGCAGCAGCATCCATAACGTCCCAACGCTTAGACTTAGGAAAACCAAGGAGTTGGGTTTCAAGCTTACCACAAATAGCACGATTGTGGTAGATATAGCCATGCCTGTAGTGTGGTGCAAGAGTAGCGACTCTTTCTTCTTTCTTCCCGATGGCCTTTAGCTCAATAAACTGAGGATGAATCCCTCGTTGTAGCATCTGATTCTTAAAAGGTTGGACAATAAACTGCTCCAACGAGGTTACTTCAACAGCAAGGATCACAGCATTGAAACGCTTAACCATCATCAGTGCACGTTCAATCAGCTCGTCTGGATACATCTTGTCTGCTTCTGAGTCTCGAAAGTACATACGCTTAGAGGTACGATCTATGCCCCAACACACTATAGCACTATCAGCTGAGTGAAGCTTGACAGACTTAGCTGGGTCGCATATAACTACGTTGGTAAGATAAGGGGCTTTACCAACCTTAGGGTTCATCAGATCAGGCTCATTATAGTGCTTGAAATAGTCTGGCTGAAAGACAGCATCTTCCTTGGAGATAGGAATGTTACGAAACTCACGATAGAACACGTCCATCATCCCAGCTTCACGATGCGCAGCTACCTCAAGCAGGATATCTTCCTTAGACATAAAGTCTGGAGCTGCTGGATTATAGTCATCATCACAGATCTCGAGTCGAACAGAGTTCCAATCACTACTATCAAGCAGCTCTTGGAGCAAAGCATCTTCATGCTTGAGAGTGTCAATATAGATGAATTGATAATCTTTGCTCAGCCGAGATGTACACTTCTCCAAATCAGCATGAAACCAAGTCTTGAGCTTAATTCGGAGTTCATCGTTAGAGACACTCTCTGTGTTCTCCAAGTCATCAATCACGATGAGGTCTGGACGCTTGGAATGATATAATAGTCCACGTACCTGCTGACCACTACCTCTGGGATAGACCATAGCTCCGTATGAACTAACCCAAGCCCTCTTAGAAAACGACTCGTCGATACCATCAGCGGACTTCGTCTTAATTGGGCCAAAGACCTTCTTAACAAACTCGTTAGCGTTAAGTTCATACTTAAGGTTCTCAGTCTGTTGCTCAGCAGAAGAGCTTGAGTTAGATACATAGACTATGAAATTAGCCATCTGAAAGAGGAGCTTCTTAGCACACAGAGCTATAGCTATCGAAGTTTTACCAATACCTCGTGGAGCAGCTATTACGATCTTTCGTTCTCCAGAATCTATCAGATCGAAGATTTGATCATGCAAAGTGGAAAATGGAGCATGGAAAATATCTGGAAAAAATGTCTTACAGAAGAACTTGGTTGAACGAATACATTCGACCAGAATCTCCTGGAGGGCAGGATCAGAGTTAGCAGGGATGATCTGTGGCTCGATATAGTCCATGCTAGTTCTTGTCCATCACAATAGCTAGAGCACCATAGATAAGAGCAAAAGACTTAACAATCTCAACCATATCATCAGGGTTAAGCTGAATACCTAAGGTACCCACAAGAATCACTATGCCTTTCCATGTACTAGGTTGAGATAAGATCGTAAATAACTGATCAAAACTCTTTGACTTCTTAGGAACTTCTACTTCTTGAGTAAGTTCGATAGGCTCGTCCATATCACACCTTCTCCGAGTTGTTCTTATCAGCTGAGTGGGAAGTAGCACAGCCCACAGCTTCTTCTATCTTCTCAATCCAATAGTCAATAGCCGAGGTAACTACTTCAAGTTCGCCTTTGGTCTGCTTGAGTTCTTCCAGTGAATAGTCCCCATCATTTGCCTTCTCTAAAGTGAAGGCATATAACTTAGCGATCCCTTGAGTAATCACCTCGGCGAATTGCATAGAAGCCTCCTCACACGCTGAAAGCCAGTTTGTCAATAAGATAAGGACTCAGCACGATGGCCACAGAGCCATCAACCCGCTCTTCAAAAGAAATGTCGTTAGGACCGATCTTAACATCTGGCGCTACAGACTGAAGCACAGGTGAGATAATCTGGATCATCTCAGCTACAGTGATCTTCTTATCCGCCAGCGCCATACCAATAGCATTAACAATCATCAGCCCAAGA